ATCTTCAGTATCGTCAAGTCTGCCTGCTAGTTCTTCAACTACATCAAACTTGTCTTCTGGAACTTCAACGTAATGTTCCTCAAATAGTTTTTTCAAACCATTTATGAAATCTTCTGTGAGTTCGGATTTTAATCCTCGCTCGATAGCTAGCTCATTTTCTGTTACCCAGTTTTCTGCAACATAGTTAAGGTAATTATCAACTTTTTCAGTCAAATCTTCTTTGATTTCTTCAACAGCTGCATCAGTATCTTTTTGAGACTGAGCTTCTACTTCTGTAATCCTTTCCTTAACTTTTGTAGCAACTGCGGCTTCAAAAATTGTTTTAGCTTTTGTTTTGAATTCTTGAGATAAATCTTCGTCAGCAACGAGAGCTTCTATGTCATCAGTCATATCGACTTCATAAGATTCTTTCTTTACTTCTTCTTCTTCTTCCTCTTCGTCCTCTTCTTCTTGTTTGGACTCAACAGGAGTTGTCTGTTTCTGAGTTGCTTTAGAATTTCCTTTATCTTCATCTCTATCGCCTTCAGTTGCATCCTTTGCAGGATCACCAACTGCTGGGTCTAAAGATTCAATAAAAGATTGAACTTCTTTAACAGATTTATCTTTAAGAGACTCTACTACCTTACGAATTAAGGCATTTCGACTTAGTGACTCTGAAGTTTCTTCTCCGTCGCCATCATCTTCGTCATTTTCACTCAAACCAGCATATGTGGCTTTAAGTGTTTTAGCATCCATTTCTTTCATAGACACTACAGCGTGTTTCAACAAATCAGCTTTAGACATTTCTTCCAATGAAGGAGTTTCAGAATCATCTTCTACTTCTTCTTGATTAGGAATAGTTGTCTTATCTACTTTTGTTACGCCATCTGAAGGTTCCTCGATAGGATCTTGCTTCGAAGCTGCATTAGTCTTTGCTGCAGGTTTAGTTGCATCGCCGGCCTTTTTGGCAGCATCGGAGGCATGTTTTTCAGCATCAGGATCAGTCTTCATTTTCGCTGCTGGAGCGGCATCACCGCTTGCAGGAACTTCATGTTGAATTTCCTTCTTTTCATCTGATACACCTTCCGAGATCACTTTCTCAATGGTATTTTCTAATGTTGACATTAGATTGTCTCCCTATAAAAATAATTAATATTAATTCTAATATTATTGATTATTTATACATTATAAGTTTTCAAGGAACGATCTAAATACTTCTAATTTCGTTTCTTGAATTTTATGTGTCCTAGCTCGTCTAATTGAATGTTTATATTGTTCAATTTTCTGTGCTTTGATCACTCCATTATCCCAAACCCATTCAACTCCTTCCATTACGCCATTTACGAACGCATCAGGAGCAGAAGGATCTGCTACGATATCAGCAGCTGTTGCTAACTGAAAATCTGATTGCACTAATTGAGTTCCGCCTTCGCGTCTACTCTGTTTTAATGAACCCATACCCCTACTAGAAACACCAAGTCTAGCACCATCGGCTAGTAAACTCTTGACAATTTCTCCCATAGGAGTAGATAAAATTTTTGCTTTTCCGACGTAGTTATCGCCGTCCTCATTCAATGATTGTATTAAATGAGATGTTCTTTCTAAATTAATTGTTGGTCCTTCTGGATGCCCTAGCTCTCCATAGGCTCTTTTTTGGTCGATAAATTCTTTAGTATATCTAGCAACCTCTTTCTGCATTACCTCTTTTGGGTATATGCGGCCATTTTTGTTCTTTACTTCAGTCTGTAACATAATACCTTCAATAAAAACAGACTTTTTACCTGTTTTAGGGTCTGCTTCTACAATATATTCTACATTATCACACCACTGTTCTGATATTAGTTTCATTTGTTTTTTCCCTCGTTAAAACGCTCCATGAATAGCTTTAGCGTTACTATACACTCTATCTGCCACTTTTAATAGTCTATTCATTATTTCTGTCCTATATGCTATTAAATTTGTAGACATACTCTTTTCAAGTTTATGAATCACTATTATACTATCCATAATTTTTTCTTCTTTTTTAAGACCCATTACACTAGCTAGATGTTTAACTGAATCATTATGTTGATTCATATCAGTATAACGATCTATCTTATCTATATCACGTTTACCCATCTCTTTTGCTTCACCTAACCAATTGATCTCTTTAAGGATATCATCTGTTCTTGTATGTGTGATAACTTTTTGAAGAAAATCCATTCCTTCAGTTACATCTTCACCCATAAGTTTAACAAATTGACTAGCTGATTTTTCAGCCGTTTTCATATCCTTAAAAACACCAAGTTCTTCTGGTTCTCTAGCTGACTTAGGTTTGACCCAAACTCTAACTTTCTTAGAACCTTTCTTCTCAGCATGATAAAATACATCTGTTTTCTTTATCTTAGTCCTTGAAATCTCTAATTTCTTAGCATCAGCTTTGAAATTGATTTCATCTAATTGAGTTCTTAGTTCTTTAAATGACTTCACGCTGAGAAATTCCAACTCTTTTTCCAACCTGGTCGATATGTTGTATAATCGTCAGGTGCTCTATCTTTAAAACCCGCTACTTTAGTAGAAAAAACTTTACCATTAAGTGTAATAATTCTTTGACCTGCGAAATGTTTAGCAACTGCATTAGCTACTTCTTTTGCTGGTGCTCCATTACCCTTAATATGCATCGTACCACCTTTCTTCATAGAATCACCCTTGAACCACTCTAAAGTCATTTTTTGACCTTTATGTTCTGTTTCAAATCTTTGTGGATTATCATAATTAGTCTGTTTCCATTTAAGACTTACAGCCTCATTTAAAAAGTTTCCTCTTAGTACACCAGGTTGTGTCCAACTATTTTCGTAATTCATTACTCTTACCTCTGAACATGAGTGGAACTAGAGACTTTACCTCTCATTTTCCAATCTGCTAATTGTTTTTTTATCATTTGTTCAATATAAAATGTATCAGTTCCTGAACCCGGATTACTTATAAAGACATTAGTACCTTTAATTGAAACTCTTTTTTCAGCGTCTCTAGATGCTGAACTAAATTTTTTAGCTTTTCTTTCAGTCCTTATTAAATCAGGTAACCATGATGCTAATTTTCTCGCCTGACTAGAATTTAATCCAGTTACAACAACATTAGCTACTGCTTCTTGAATATTTACGAACCCTTCTCCGGGTTGTGTCCAACTACTTTCATAGTCCATTTTTACTATTCCTTTGTTTTTTCTTGTTGATTTAACCAATCAAGTTGTGCTTCAACACGCTTCAAATCAATAGCATCTAATTGTTTATCTTGCATCATACTCTTAAAAGTATCTCCAGCTTGTATATTCTCACCGGAAGTTACTTGATCAACAAATTCTCTTGCTTTTTTAGCCATCATTTACTCCATTTTGGTCGCCTGTATCGTCCTGAGAATCATCTCCACCCATTTCCCAATCTTCGGGATCTGGTAGATCATCATCAGGCCCTAATCCTACAGCACCTTGTTTTTTAATTTCTTTATCAATTGCTGCTATTTCATCTTCAGATTGTCTAAGAACATTCTTTCTTATCCATGCTTCTGAAAAATATTTACCAACATATTGATCCATTGTATCCAGAGTTTGAATTCTTTCTCTCAATATCTCTGCATCTTTGAGTTCTACAAAATGACCATCTTTTTGAAAGTCATAAGATATATACTCTTTCATTTTTGACCAATCATCTTCTGTTATCAAATTTTTCAACAGAAGTTGAGTTTTCAAAATATCATCAAATAGTCTAGAGAATTTAAGTCTAAGTCTATCTATAAATCTAGCAAACTTAACTTCATCTCTAGAAATTTCAGTTGCTCTACCTATCGCGAATGCTGTCTCGGTTTCTAATCTAGAAATTGGAACATTTAATGCCTTGTACAATTTCTTTTGAAAATATAAAATATCTTCAATTTCTCCGAGATTTTGTCCACCTGGTAAAGTAGTAATCTCTGTTCCTCTTCCACCTTCTCGTCTAGGTAACCAGAAATCTTCAAGCATATTCATATGCTTTCTGTCATCTTTTATCTCACCTGTGTCAGCGTTATACACTAACTTGTTACGATAACTAGTCTGAACTTCTTTCAAATACTGTTCAGCTCTCGCTTTAGGTAAGTTACCTACATCAATGTAGAAGATTCTTCTTTCAGGTGCTCTTGATATCCTATAGATAACAAGTGCATCTTCTAACATTCTTAGTTGGTTTACGACCTTCATGGCCTTATGCATATAACCAACTACCATTGTCTTGTTGTAGTCAAGTAACCCGGAAGTTATATGACATACAGCGTCAGGGTGTATTCTAATGGTTTGGCCTGTATTATTACCAGACTTATCAAACCCTTCATCATTAAAAATATAATATTCTTCTATATTTTTAACTAATTCAACCTGCGACTTTTTATCCTTTTTCTTTTCGACCTCACGAATCTTACGAATCTTTTGTGGGTCAATGGGTCGTAACCCTTGAATTCCTTTTTTCGGTCTTTCAGGATCAACCATCTTATGATAATACAATCTTCCATCAACATACCATTTTCTGTATATGTCATGGGATAAATCCCTAAATCCTAATAATGTAAGAACTTCATCAAATTCATTACGAATCTTCTTTTTAGTAGCGTCCGGTATTTTATTAACTCTATCTAAGTTAATGGACACCGGACCTTCTAAATCGTTTGTAGATATTGATTCATTTACAATATCTTCAATCGCACTGTCACATTCTGGAACTAAGGCCATCGTTCTATATCTAGCAACTAGGTCGGCTTCGGTTTTAATCCCGCCTTCCATGTCGATAAATTGACCAATGACACCACCAGATGCGGCGAAACCGCCCATTCCAAAGTCTTTTCCGACTTCAATGACGGCTCCATCATTGGAAGGTGGAACGAAACTACGTGCTTTAGTTCCACTCCTTCCCTTCCGCTTTATCTCGTATCCAAATAGTTCCATATTATATATTTATACTCGCTTTAAAAGAAGCTTATCTGCTTCTTTCAAAATGTGAATATGCAAACTCTATTTCAAATTGTTCTAACTCACTTCCAGCTTCTGAATCTAAGTCAATCGCATTAAGAGTCACAGGCCACATATTGAAAAATTCATATGTAGCTAGTACTGAATCATCTCTACCTAATTGTGAAACAGTAGCTCTATCTACCATGTAATCAAATCCTGTTGGACCAACACTAGAGTCTAATGGAATTATATCTTGCATCCAAGCTTCAATACCATTTCTAACTGAAAATTCGGTATCATTATAGACACCAACTGTCCAGTTTTCAAAAGTTCTATCTCCAGCTAACTTAATTGTTAGTCCTTTATATTTAATTTCTTGAGCTTCAATCTGTTGACCAGGTAAAGTTGCAGTTTTACAAAGGAACTGAATTTTGTTGCCAGCTCTTGGAATATAGACCTCAAATCTATTGTTTCTTGGTCCCGCGCCTACGAGGTTAGCTTTAAATTGATTAATATTTGCCATTTTTTACCTCCTTACACGCTTGTTTCTTGAGCTGCCAATCCTGTACCACCGTAAACTTCATTAAAGTCTACACCTGATCTAGAGGCTACAAAGGTTAATGTTATGAAGTTGATACTTCGAGCAGGCTTCACAAAGATGCTTGCTACGAATTGATTTGCATCAACGACAGCCGCTGAGTTATTTGATTCGTCACAAATAACTTGAAAATCGTAAATTCCTTTACGACCTTGTACTTGTCGTAAGAAAGGTTCTACCGCAGCTCTAAAATTCGCTCTTGTGAATGAATCGTTAAATTCAAACAATTGGAATTTAGCAGCTGTTGATATAGCTTTCTCTAAAGTAATGAACAATCTACGAACATTGATTCTACTGAATGCACTACCGTCAGAAG